GGAGTAAGATTAAAGGCATCAAAACTAAAGAAGAGTTAGTTACAGCCATGTCTGCAATTATCCCTTCGCATTTAACTAATGATGACGTTGTATTCTTGTGTATCGGCACTGACAGGAATACAGGAGACAGTTTAGCTCCACTTGTTGGTATGTACTTGACTAGTCTTGGTTATCAAAACATCTACGGTACAATTGATGAACCTGTACATGCGCTAAACCTACAAGAAACACTTAATCGCTTACCAGAGAGTAAAAAAGTAATTGCAATTGATGCTAGTTTAGGGCAGTTTAGTAGCGTTGGTACATTTTCTGTAATCAATGGTTCAATCAAAGCTGGTGCAGGAGTGGGTAAGGATTTACCGGAAAGTGGTGACTATGGAATTATGGGTATAGTTAATATTGGTGGATTCATGGAACATATGGTATTAGCAAACACCAGACTGTCAGTCGTAATGAAAATGGCTAAAGATATTACTTCTGCAATAATTGAAATGTTCCCGTTGGATAGTAAGAAGATACATAGTGAGAATAATGCGCTTCAAGAAATGCAAGATGGTTTATCTCAGATTGCAGCATATAATTAAAAATATAAGAGGTGATATTTAATTGTTTAAGATCATTGTAGCAATTGGATTTATAATCTTCATTGCAGGGATGCTACTTTTCTACGCACTCAATGGATTATTTAAACCAATAGGAAAAGCAATCGAGCATGAAACAAATAGACTAAAAAACGAAGCAAATGAGGAGGAATATATTAATGAGCAAAAATAGTTTTCTGATTGGAGCAGGAGTTGTAGGTTTAGGATTATTAGCAGGTGCAGTTTACGCAATTGGTGGAATTGAGAAGATTAGTATTGGTCAAGTTGGTATTGTGAAGCACATGGATGGTGAAGTAACTGAATTAAGTCAAGGATGGCATTGGGTAGGTTGGACAGTTGGAGTACAAGAATATCCTACATATATGCAATCACTTGTGTTAAATGATAAAGCAGCATGGGGAATCGGTACTGCTGACCAACAAGAATTAAATGTAGATACAAGTTTAACATGGAAGATTGGCACAAAGAATGTCACAGCATTATATCAGGCTGTAGGTGGTAAGGATATTGATTATGTTCGAGATAGCATTGTGCTTCCTACTATGAAGAATGTAGTCAACCAAATCACACATAAATATGGATGGAATGATATTAAAGGATCTAAACAAGCACAAGTGACTGCTGAGATTAATGAACAGTTAAAGGTTCAACTAGGCAATGCAGGTATTGAATTAGGTACATTTGGGTTCACAAGTGTGGGGAGTCCTGCTGGAATGGCTGATTCTCAAAAGGCATTAGCATCTGCTGAATTAGGGAAACAACAAGCCACTGCAAACCAACAAAAGCAACAAATTGATAATGAAACTGCCATTGCTAAAGCGAAAGCTGATGCAGAAGTTAAAAAGATCGAAGCACAGGCAACTCAACAACAAGCACAGGCATTGAATGAATTGGTTATTCAAAAGATGTGGGTTGAGAAGTGGGACGGAAAGTTACCGACTTATCAAATGGGTAACAGTACTCCAATGGTAAATATTCCAACTGGGAAGTAGTATATATAAAAATATGAATGATTGTAGGAGGAACTAATGAGTAGTTTAATTGTAGAAGTTTGCAAAATTGATCAAGTCGAGAAACATCATAATGCCGACAGACTTTCAATTGCTACAGTTAAAGGTTGGAATTGTATTGTTGGATTAGATCAATATAAAGCAGGGGATTTAGTGGTCTACATTCCACCGGACAGTATTATCCCTGATGAATTGGTTGAGAAATATAATTTAGAATATCTTAGAAATGGAAACCGAGTGAGAACCACAAGACTCAGAGGATACATCTCTCAAGGATTAATACTACCATTGCCAGAAGGCAAGTTTAAAGAAGGTGACGATGTTGCAAAAACATTAGGAATAACCAAATGGGAACCTCCAGCACCTAGTTATCAACAAGGACATAAAAACACAAGCAATCGAAATCCAAATCCATTTTTCGATAAATATGTTGACATGGAGAACATCAAAAATTATCCCAATGTATTTAGCGAAAATGACAAAGTGGTTATTACCGAAAAACTTCACGGAACGTCATGGAGAGCAGGAATCCATCCAAGACTAGAAAAAGGATTTTGGAATAAAGTCAAATCTGTAGTATTGAAGCTAATAGGTAAATATGACACTCATGAATTTGTGTATGGCAGCAGAAATGTTCAGTTATCCTATACTGGACACAAAGGATGGTATGGGGAAGATATTTATGGTCAAATTGCAAAGAAATATAATATGAAAGATATTATTCCAAAAGACTATGCTGTTTATGGTGAAGTTGTTGGAGAAGGCATTCAGGATCTTACATATGGCAGAAAAGAGTTAGAACTGTTTGTATACGATGTGAAATACAAAGGAAGATATTTACCTTATGATGAATTTAAACAGTTCTGTGATGAACGTGGACTACAAACAGTTCCGGTTTTGTACATAGGTGATTGGTCAACTGAGTTATTAAGTAAATTTACAGATGGAAAGTCAATTATGTGCCCAACTCAAATTAGAGAGGGTTGTGTAGTTAAAGACTTTAATGAAAATAATCATTCAAGAGTAGGCAGAAAGATTTTAAAGAGCATCAGCCCTGATTATTTAATGCGAAAAGATGCTACTGAGTTCCACTAATAATCCAATCAAATAAACGATTTAAGAGAATTTAATATAAATATAAAAATATCATTTACAGTATTAAAGATACATGTTATTATACAAATAGAGAGGACAACTTAAAGGAGGTGATGGCTTGGAGATCATGTAGTCGAGCAGAGATAGTGGAGATTAGATGAGGCAGCGAGATAAGACATAACATCAAACTATAATAAACTTTGGAGGATTAAATACATATGGCTAGACTTTATAATACATTTGAGTTCGTAGGCAATATCCACATTCCTAAGAGTAGAGATAAATTTTACAATGTAAATACCAGTGATAGCGGTTGGGAAGGTCACAGACTAAACTTTGCAGTACAAGAATCAAAAACAAACAGTGCATTCTTAGAAATGTATGGTGGATTTTCTAAGAGTAAAGCGAACAAAGTATTCTCTTTCAGTAAGGGAACGGAAAATCAAAATGGATCTAAATTGGAAATTCCTTGGGATGACCGATTGCAGCCTGAAACAGTTGACATGGTTGCGGACTTCAAGAAAATTGTTATCGACTTTACATCTGATGTAGAGTTAAAGGAAGCAATCGGTAAATTAGGATATGAGATTAGATCATTGGAATATAAAGATGAACTAACAAGTGAAGAGTTATCTAAGTTGAAATCACTAAAGCAAGAGTTTAGTGATAAGGCTAAAGATAGACATGAATTTATTCATGAATATGATGCTGTAGTTTTCTTATCTAATGAGTTAGAAAAACACAAAGATAGCAAATTTAGAATCACTGGTCGAATTGAGTATCAAGAATACAAAGGTAAATTTGTTCGTAAGTTCAAACCAGAAGTTATTGAAATTGTATCAAATGAAACTCCTTCGAAACTCAGAGCAGTCTATGACGTTTTCTTTACGAAAGATGCATTGGATGAGAAGGATTTTAAAGAAGAGAAGAAGATTTACGTTGATGGTTATGTAATTGCTTATGATGGCAAAGCAAAGAAAGATCAATTCTTTCCGCAACAGTTCATTATCAACGCAGCAAAACTCGATATGGAAAATGAAATGCATGTTAAAATGTTAGAGTTTTATAAGAATCAGTTTAATGTAAAAGGAAAAGGTGTACATCATCTACAATGGGAAGTTAGCATCTTTAGAGGTGCTGACCAAGTAGAATTTACATATAATGATTTAACACAGAAACAAAAGGAAGCAATTGAATTTGGATGGAATAAGCTAGAAGATTTCGCCCCTAAAGGTGGAATGTTAGGAGAAACAACAGAAGAATCTAGATTACTAAAACCGATTCTGGTGAAAGCAAATGATGATAATGATTTCCGAGAAGGTGCTGTAGAATCTTCCTATACTGAAGAGGATTTAATATATGTTCCTGCGGAAAACAATAAACAACAAGACAACAAGGACGATAAAACAACTGATTTACCTTGGGAACCCCAAACAGAATCTAAACCAAAAGTAGAACTCGATGATTTGTTCTCATAATATAGAGAGGTTTTCATCCCTCTCTATATAAATAAAATTATAATTTATAAAACAAAAGGAGATATGATTATATATGAGTAGAAAATTTGGTAAAAAGAATGTAATTAAGGTAGATCCTCTTGCTTATAATATCGGTTTAATTGGTGAATCTGGTATTGGTAAAACAACTCTTGCTGTAGAAATGTGTGATAAATTAGCTGGAGAAGATGGTTATATCCTTGCTAATATTGGTAAAGAAGATGGAGTAGATGCTATCCCTAACGCAATTTACGAAAATATTCCAGATTGGACTACCTTTGAGGAATTTGTAGATGACATTGTTGCAAATCGTACAACGGATTACAAGAATTTAAAAGTAGTAGTTTATGACACCATTGATGAATTGTTCCGAATTGCTGAACCAGAAGTTATCAGATTACATAATAGAGCTTATCCAGATAAGAAGACCACTTCAATTAAGGCTGCTTTTGGTGGGTTAAGTACATTAGCTCACGTATGTTAGAAATAACATATTAGAAAACTTTGTGAACTGTGATTGCAAACAGGTGTCCATTTAACGTATAGGAAGTGTAGGAAATGACACTTAGTAAATGGGCTAACAGGGGATGCTAAGTCGGAAAGATATGCGAATCCTGTGGTAAGCGTATTTGATTAAAATTTAAGAAATGGAGGTGGCTTTATGCCACGTAAAAATGAAATTATAATAGGTGAAAAACACAATAAACTAACTGTGATTGATGATTTGGGGAATAGAAAAGTAGGAACTAGTGGTAATTATCGTTTTGTGAAAGTTAAATGTGAATGCGGAAATGAAAAAGAATTACTATACAATGATGTTAAAAGTGGTCATACGAAGTCTTGTGGTTGTCAAAACATAAGTAAAATAAAAGAAAGAATGACTACACATAACAATTCTACCACTAGATTGTACAGTATATGGAAGGATATGAGGAGAAGATGTAACAATCCTACTAGAAGAAATTATAAGAACTATGGTGGAAGAGGAATCAAAGTTTGCGATGAATGGGAGGATTTCGCAGTTTTTAAAGAATGGTCTATGAGTCATGGATACAATGATGCCTTATCCATAGAAAGAATTAATGTGGATGGAAATTACGAACCAAGCAATTGCGAATGGATTCCTAGAAGCAAACAAAACGAAAATAGAAGAACTACTTTGAGATTCAAAGCTATTTCCCCAAATGGCGAATCATTTATCTCTAATAATATAAGAGAATTTGCAAAGTTACATGAGTTGGATAGAAATGAAATAAGCAAATGCTTAAAAAACATTAGAGATGAATACAAAGGTTGGACATTTAACCTAATATAATTGATCAAATACGAAACTCAAGAGACTATCGAAAGGATAACCCGATGGGTGAATAACCGAGTAGAGTAGGGTGGATCTTGCTGCCACTCGAAGTGCAAAGCATCCTATATGGATGAAGATATAGTCCATGTCCACTAGAAATAGTGGGTAGCAGGTCATGGCTGGAGAAGACAAAGTGATTGAATTAGTTTTAGATAAGATTTGGGAATTAAAATCAGTTGGTGTTCAAATGATGATTGTTGGACATACAAAGCGTAAAAACCAATCAGACGTTGCAACTGGTGAAGAATACGAAACACTAACTGCTAACTTAACCAATAGATATTTCAATGCAATTAAGACAAAATTACATATTCTTGGCGTAGCATCCATTGACCGTTCAATTGAAAAACAACGCATCAAGCAAAAAGTTGGTGCTGATAAAGTAGTTGGTAAGGTAACAAGTGAAAGTAGAATTATTACATTCCGTGATGATAATTTCAATATTGATTCTAAGTCACGCTTTAATGAGATTACCCCACAGATTGATTTAGATGTTGACCAGTTCATTGCAGCAATTGAAGATGCAATTAAAAAGGCTCACAATAAACAGTCCGGTGCTAAATCTATTGAAGAAACTAAAAAGGAACAGGAACAAGTAAAAGAAGAAGCAATCGAAAAGGCTGTGGAGGAAAAGACTCACAGTAAGGTAAATGTAGAAGAGAATGTGAAACTTACTGAGGAAATTAGAACTGGTTTTGGTTCTGCTTCTGATGATACAAAAGTAAAAGTTAAAGAAGTAATGGCTAAGTATGGAATTACTTCACTTAAGGATACGGATGAAACACCAACTGAAGCATTGCGTCAAATTGCTAAGTTGTTGAAGTAAATAACATAAGGGGAGTGGAATCATTCCCCTTTTTACCTTATATTCGGGCAGGTGATCCTATGAGTAGAAAATGTAAATGTTATGTTTGTAAAAAAGACGGAACAACTGATACGTTTTTCAGAGTAATTAATGAAAAAGGACAGAATACATATTATTGCAACGAAAATGAGTATAATCTTTCTGTAGAAAACAAAGTAAAAAGAAAAGAATTATTAACATTTGTAGCAGAAGAAGTGTTGAACTATGAAGATGGTCAAATTGTACCTCCAGTGATGGTTAAAAAGATAGGTAAATTAAATGAGTTTTACGATTACGATGTAATCAAAGAATGTTTCAACGTATGTAAAGAAGATATTCAGTATTGGATGTCTGCCAAATCATTTGATAGTGAATTTGGAATGGCTAGTTACATCATGAAGATTATCGAAGGTAAAATCAATGATGTTTACAATAGATATAAACATATCAAAAAACAAGAAGTTAAACAGGAAAATTCGACCATTGATTTATCAATTAATGATATTGAGGTGCAGGTTCCTAAAAAGAAAAATAATAACATCATGGATTTCTTAGATGAGGAGGATATTTAATGTTATCCTTAGACAACTATGACAGGAAATTAACCGAGCAGAGAGATATGATAGAGGCTAATTTCATATTCTGCTTATGGAAGAATCCTGACCTGTATGCAGATTACGAGAAAGAAGTAAGAGCAGATCGAGACTTATTAACAGAAGACGGTATCTTTTATTTCTCGCTTGGTTATGAAATGTTTAAATTAGGTTATAAAAGTTTTGACGATGCTAGTATTTACAGTTATGTAGACGGTAAGGAAATCCTCAAGAATGGATTTGAGAGACGTGGTGGCTACAGAACTGTTGATGAAATTAAGAGGATTCTCAATGAAGATAACGTAGAAACATATTACGATGAACTTGTCAAAAACAACATGTTATTAAAGCTAACTGATAAAGGTTTCAACGTGGTCAATGAGATAGATAAGTTCAAAAAGATGACCAGTGTTCAGTTGTATAATTACTTCG